ACCTCAGCTCATTATGAAGAACTATCCCTAGTGAACTCTACTGCTTGTCTTGCGCTATGGAGCGTCGAAGACGATACGGCTCTGGACGAGGTAACCCTAGTACTGGACGCCAAGCCAAGTGGCTCATCCCGAGACGCTAACTTCATGCGCCTATTGATTATGTCAATGGAAAAGGCGTAGCATCATGGCTGTAATCAGACCACCTCGACGCACTCCCCCCATATTTGCACGCCCATCCCTCCAATCTACTCCTACGAGTATCAACGCAGATGGGGTGGACACGCGTGAGCTGGGCAGTGCCGCGGAAAACGCCGCCAAGACCACGAGGGGTAAGGGGGCATCTAACAAGCCACCCAAGAGTGACAAGGGTAAGAAGGGCGGTAACTACGCAGCTGGCAGACGAAGGATCCTACTCGACGCAGGCGGTGGTATAGGCTACGGCTTTACGCGGCTTGCTACCGAATTCACGACACAGAGTCTTACAGACGTACCCGTCACGGACTTCGAGATACCAGCAAGCGCGATCAACTCAGGGGAGGACTACATACTGTGGTCTATGCCCCTCATATCTAACTGGTCATCTAGTAATACCCTACAGAACTTCTCTCTGTTCAACGGTGGTACTCTTATCCCAGAGTCAGACGTCACATTCGAGGCGCGGAACGTATCCAATATAAATGGGCGTACCATGGGTTTCATGCGGCAGATCACGGCAGATGGCGCTATTACAGCCAAAGCCAACGTCAATACAGGCACACAGACGTTATACGTGCACGACGAGAGCGCGCTTCTCATGCTGAACGTGAACGACCTAGGCGACAACCTCACATACGCTGAGGACACAACCGGCGTAACCCTGACCGTACTCAATCAGTGGGACGACACGGGTGTAGAGATCACCTTCGGAGACGGGGCGGCGGACTACTTACTCTCTTTATGTGTCCACTGGGAGTGCAACGAGGGCAGGCAGAGTAACATACGACTGACCGACGGTGTAACTAACCACACGGTATTTAGTGTGACACCTCAGGATATTACTGAGGAGCGCACGCAGATGGCTATGTTCGTGATGGAAGCACCCGCAGCGGGTACATGGAAACTGCAGGCCCAGCAGACGTCGGCTATGTTGAACACTCCAGCAAACAAGATATCTTTCTCATCTATGTGTGCGATAGATACTGCTGCGTTCGGTCAAGCCATCGTGACTGCTACTAATCCTAATGCTCCTGTCTTCAGTACGGCCAACAACCCGTACGAGGCAACAGCTCCCACAGAGCTGACGACCGGAGGCGACTTCCTAGCAATTGGTACTTACCTTATAACTCCGGGGACGTCCACGTCTTTCGTACACGATCTTACGATGGACATAGACGGTACTCCCACAGAACTTGTAGACGATTACACAATATTGAACTACGATCTGGTTAACCAGCTTCAGAGGGTGACCATAGTGGAAGGACTTGAAGCAGGCACCGTCCTTACTGGACAACTAAACGGAAACGTCAACGATACTACCCAGACGGGCATATGGTCTTCCATAGCGTTCCTACAGCTAACCTAATGGGTGACGTAACGCACGCAGGTCAGTTCCCTAAGGGGGTGAGCGGTAATCCTGCAGGACGCCCGAAGGGCTCCAAGAACAAGATCACGCTACTCAAGCAGTCAATGGAGCTACAGCTCCGAGAGGAAGCATCCCCTGATATGGGGGCTGTACTGCAAAAAGCCGTAGAGCTAGCGCTCGAAGGTGACAGGCAGATGATCAAACTGCTCCTCGACAAGCACATGAGCTCCGGCCCTACGGACGACGCGAAGGGTTCAGAGAAGGTAGCAATCCAAATCAATAGCTCCCCGGTAGCTTCCAAACCGGATATCAAAGTAGTAAACCAACCTATAGAGGAAGATAACGATGAGTGAACAAACATCAGATAGCGCACAGAAAGGCCCCGGCCTGAAGCCGCCTAGCGTACCTAGCGATGGCGAGCGTGCACCGTCCCCACAGACTGGCCCTAACGGTTCTTCGCAGGGTAGTTCGCGCGGCAAAGACGGCAAGAGCTAGAAATGGGTACCCTAACCGAGACAGCAGATACCCTGCAGACACGTGCAGACGTGATCGATAGCGCTGTTGAGGCTTCTGTGGGCACCAACCAGTCGAGAGACGCAAAGGTAGCTCAAGTAAAAGAGGCAGCTCAAGAAGCGCGCGGTACGGGCACAGACAACACGGACTCTAATAAGGCAGCTCTGCTGAAGCAGATAGATGTCCGCATTGCTGCGTTCGTGAAGGCAGGTAACACGAAGGGCGCAGACGCAGAGCGCGCCAAGCGCAAACGCGTCGAGGAAATGTAAACGAGTGGAAGTCAGCCTACATAGTAGGCAGGAGGAGGTCTTCTACGACGATCACAGGTACAAGGTGGTCGCCGCTGGACGTAGGTTCGGCAAGTCATTCCTTGCTGCAGTGACGCTCTTTGTTGAGGCATCCAAGAATACCCACGTCCGGACGGACGGTGTTGAGGTTGACTTGGGTCTTGAGGAGGTGTACTACATTGCACCTACCTTTGAGCAGGGTAAGAAGATACTCTGGCCTCTGTTGAAAGAACTGGGCGCGGATCTCATAGCTACCAAGTATGAGAACACCGGAACCCTGACTCTGATCAATGGACGTCGCGTAAGCATCAAAGGCGCAGATAGACCTGACTCCCTCCGGGGCGTAGGTCTGTCGTACGTAGTACTCGACGAGTACGCGTTTATGAAGGAGGAAGTGTGGGAGATGATCGTATCGCCTGCACTCGCACGCGCAGAGGGTGGAGCCCTGTTCATTGGTACACCGGACGGAAAGAACCACTTCTACACGTTGTTCCAGATGGGACTCGACCCTGAGTACGAAGCATGGAAGTCGTGGCACTTTGCCAGTGTAGACAACCCGTTCTTGCCTAAGGCTGAGATACTAGAAGCTGAGAAGCGCATGTCCAAGGAGCGCTTCGAGCAAGAGATGAACGCCTCGTTCGAGACAGGCAGCGGTATTGTACTCACAGCCGACATGTTCACTATCCTTGAGAATGAGCCCTACCCCGGCGACTACTACGTAGCAGCTGACCTTGCAGGATTTGAGAAGGTAGAGGGTGGACGTAAGCTCAAGAAGCTCGATGACAGCGCCATTGCCGTAGTGAAGAATCACGCAGGCGGGTGGTGCATCGTTGATATAATACATGGGAAGTGGGATACAAGAGAGACTGCACTACGTCTGGTCAAGGCCTACAGGGACTACAGACCCAACGGCTTTGGCATAGAGAAGGGTACTACGTTCAACGCAGTCATGCCGTACCTAGAAGACGAGCAGAACAGGCTCAACACGTACTTCGAAGTGACTCCGTGTACGCATGGCAACCAGAACAAGACAGACAGAATAGCATGGGCGCTGCAGGGTCGTGCTGAGAAAGGTAGGATACAACTGCTGAAAGGTAAGTGGAACAAAGAGTTCCTCTCGCAAGCACAAGACTTCCCCTCTCGATTAGCGCACGACGATCTACTTGACGCCGTCGCCTACATCGACCAACTCGCAGAACCGTGGTGGGAGGGCCCGACTCATATAGACGAGTGGGAACCCCTAGACGACATAGCAGGATACTAATACATGGCACTGATCCCCAACAAGTTCGGCAACAACGACAGCAAGTCGCCCAATGACGAGCCTAACCTCACGTCTAGCGCACTGCTCTCGTACGTTGTAGAGAAGGTACGCACAGCACGCGAAGCGCGCGACGCGCAGTTCGATAAGCGCTGGGCAGAGTACACACGTCTGTGGCGTGGCTTCTACAAGGACTCCGACTCCACTACTGCTTCCGAGCGTAGTAAGCTGATCTCCCCTGCTACACAGCAGGCTGTTGAGATGACAGCATCTGAGATGGAGGAGGCTACCTTCGGTCGTACAGCATGGTTTGACGTGCAGGATGATATAGCAGACGAGCAGAAAGACGACGCCGCTGCATATCGCGACCAGCTCCTAGAGGACTTCGAACTCGCGGGCGCTATGGATGGTATAACTGATACATACCTCCTAGGCTGCGTGTACGGCACAGGTATCTCAAAGCTCAATGTTGGCCTTAAGCGCCAGCGCCACTTCGACGGCACCGCCGAAGACAAATTCATAGTAACCGTCGAGGCAGTACGCCCCGACGAGTTCGTGATCGATCCCACGGCTACGAGTATTGACGCAGCTCAGTTCGTAGCTCACGAGGTGATCAAGCCCAAGCATGGCATCAAGAGCAAGCAGGCCCAAGGCGTATATCGCAAGGGGCGCGTTGACTCATATACTGGTGTCAAGCGGGCGAACCCCGACGGCTTGTCCTCAGACTCGCAAGACCCTGCGGCAGATGGAGTACTCGTTACAGAGTTCTTCGGTCTAGTCCCAGCTGTGCTCTTGCCGGATGCCGCCGATGATAACTTCGGAATGGTAGAGGCCATCGTTACGATTGCCAATGAGCAGACCATTCTGAGGGCGGTAGAGTCGCCGTTCACCAACCAAGACCGTCCTTTCGTGTCATACCAGCACGATAGTATCCCCGGAGAGTTCTGGGGTCGCGGTGTTGTAGAGAAAGGGTACAACCCACAGAAGGCACTTGACGCAGAGCTTCGTGCTCGCATCGACGCCCTAGGGTTAATGTCAGCTCCCATGATGGGTGCGGATATCACCCGGATGCCTCGCAACCCGGATCTTCGTACGAAGCCCGGTAAGTTCTTCCTCACACGGGGCAGACCTAGCGAGATCATCGAGCCGATCAGCTTCAACGCTCCGGCTCTCAGCGCTACCTTCCAGAATGCTGGAGACTTGGAGCGCATGGTATCTATGGCAACTGGCGCAATGGACTCGGCTATGCCGGTCGCTGGTAATCGCCGTAATGAAACATCAGGTGGAATGTCGCAGATGAACTCGGCTTTCCTCAAGCGCAGCAAGCGCACAATGCGCAGGGTTGAGAAGTACCTCGATACGATTGTACGTCGCTCTTTGTGGCGATTCATGCAGTTCGATGGTCAGCGGTACCCACAAGATATGAAGTTCATAGTCAACTCGACTATGGGACTCATGGCTCGTGAGGTAGAGAACCAGCAGCTAGTACAGATGCTTGGGTTCGTTCCGGACAACTCACCAGCGCAGAACATCATCATACAAGCACTGTTCGAGAACACCAACAGCGCAGACAAGCTGACTCTCAAGGAAGCCATCAAGCAGATGAACGCTCCGCCCACTGAGGAGGAGAAGCAGATGCAGCAGATGAAGCAACAGATCGAAATGGAAATGATGAAGCAGCAAC